ATGGATTGATTCTCCACCTAGTCCTGCTTCACCAAATACATCTTGATTTTCGTTGTTAAACATTTTTTCTCCTTTGTTTATGTTATTTAATTTTCTTTTTAATTTTCTTTAAAGCTTCAAGTACGGTTTTGTCGTTAACTTCATCTATTTTTATATCTCCGCTAACTGATGATTTGCCCGCATTTACAACAATACTACTATTTCCAAGAATTTTCAACCCTGAAAGTAAAGATTGTAAATTTTTCTCATTACTAACTTTTACAAGGACTGGATGGACTTTAGATTCAAGATCGTGTTCAAAAACAAATTTGACAACATTGTCAATTATAAATATACTTGCAATCTCCTCTCCAACTTGCTCCTCGATTACTTTTTTAATCAAGTTTAGCGCTTCCTCTTTTGAGGAGATTTTTCCATCGTATTTTTGGTTAAAAATTATTTGGTTGTATGATTGAATTCCGATTTCAACTGCTACTTCTTCTAATATTCTAGAAAGAACGTCAATGATATAAGCATTTTGTAATCCACTAGTAAATATTTTCTCATCCATCTTGGAAATAAGATGGTGATAAAAAGCATCAGAATCTAATGATTGTAGTCCCGAAATTTCAGTAGATAATTTTTCAAATTCGTCAACCTGATCGCCTATCGCGGCAATTACAAAAACTTTTGATCTAATTAAATTTCTGTATTGTAAATACAAATCTTCTAATCTAGAAATCGCACTTCTTTTTCTGCCCATTCTAGCGTTTATGGTTTGAGGGGTTGCATCTTCTAACGTATCTGCTGCAAATTTCTTTTGCTCTTTAATCTCTTCTATTAATTTTTGTAAATTTTGCATCTTTATCGCTCCTTTTAGTATCCTTATCTATGTATTTTATCATACATTGGTTAGGTTGGTTAGGTTTGTTGTGTTTAGAAAGCATATCGTTAACCAATTTTCCAGTAGTTACAGCAGTAGCTTGGCTAGTCCCAGTAAGGGTTACTCCGCCTCCTGTTCTCTTAACACCTATTTCCCAAACATCTACAGCTTTTCCAAAATTAGAATTTTTTTCAATTTCGCCATTAGCGTTCTTATTCCCTACAACGATCACTCTTGGGTCAGCTAAAGCTGGAAAATATGGCTGTTTAGACAAATCCTTACCTTCATTTCCTGCCGAAGCCACAAAAATAATTCCTAAATCTAAAGCCTTCTTAATAAATTTTGTTTCTTCTGGATCTTCTTCTAGTCCTCCGCCGCTATAATTTATAACATTAGCACCAACATCTATCGCATATTTTATAGCCATAGCAGACATCTCTATACTAGTGCCTTTTTCACCAAAATACTTTATAACGATTATGCAATAATTTTGCAAATTTTCTTTGCTTATCTGGTCATGTATCAACCAAGACACGTTTGTTCCGTGTTTTATCTTCTTAAAATCCGATGGTGGATTTTTCATAAAAAAGGTTTTGTTTGTAATATCGGCGTGCAAACCTTCGCATAATGATACGTTATTTTTATCTAGAAGCTCGTATCCCGTATCTATTACGGCGACCTTAATAGGCTTTGCAAAAACAAATAGTGGATATAATAACGTTATTAAAAATAATTTAATCATACTTAAATTTTAATATACAAAAATTTACATGTCAAGACAATACTTTTACGCTATAAATTTTACATTCATTTTTATTTTCTTTAAACCTCATAAACAAAAGAACAACCGAATATCTTTTAAGTTCTTTGGGGTATCTTACAACATTTTCTCCCCAATTTGGCCATATGACTCTTTCTGAGATTCTTCCGTCTATATCTACGGTCATTTTAAGAGCTTTTTTCTCGTTATCACTAAAGGAAAACTCTTTTGTATCAATGATATACGCAGGAACGCAGAAATTTATATCCTTTGAAAACGGAGCACGTTTTTCCAGCTCAAAAAATTGATCTCCTGTCAGCATACAATACGCTATTCCTTTTTCATCTGAAAACATAGGTCTATTGGCCGTACCCTCGTTCATAAGGTTTGCAAAACGAGAAACTATAGCTGATAAGTTCATCGGCAAGGTAGGTAAAACCATCTTTTTTGCTATAAAATCTTGCAAAGGATTCATTGATAAATATTCAGGGTCAACCTTACCTTTTGTTGGAGGCTTGGCTTTTTTACCTGCCGCTATTTTTTCTTCGTAAGCTACCTCTAAAACGGCATCTTCATAGATCTGCATCTTTTCTAATAGGGTAGCTTCTTTAGGGAAAAGACTATCCATAACCCCAACATGGATAAGCCTTTTAGTTAAAGACGGACCTGCTACTTTTTTGCGTATAAAATCTTTTATATCAGAATAGGGAGCATTTTCTATGATAGGCTTAGCAACCGCTTCTCCAAGACCTCTCATAACAGTTAGCTTAGCTCTAATCTTGTTTCTTTCGTAGTCAATTTCCATCTCATTTGATGAGAGGTTGATATCTGGAGGGATAACCTTGTCTTTGACGTGTTTGAATAGGGTTGTTGAGATTTCGCTTTCATCCGCGTTTGTCAATACCGACGCCCACCATTCCATTGGATAGTGATGTTTCAAATACATACAAGCGTATGTGATCATCGCATACGCAGTGGCGTGGGAGCAATTATGGGCTATTGCTCCGTTCTCTAAGATAAAATTATGATTTTTTGGCATCGATATATCATAAACTGATATTTTTTCTTTTTTTAGAACTTTCTTCACTAAAAGCTTCTTCATATTTTTGCCTTCTTTACCGTATAATACCTCTTATCGGAATATTTGAAAGATATCTTTAGAGGTATTTTATTGTATTTAAATTTAGCTAATAGCATCGATTGGCAACTCTTTCTCTACAATTTCACTTAAAGTGAACCATTCGCCATTAGATAAAAATCTATGATCTGGCGTAGCCTTTATTATACTACCATCGCTAAGTTCCACTGTCCAGCATTCTTTTTCTCCCTGATACGCACCGAAATCGGGAGTTTCATATTCAACTTGTCCTGTTGCCTCATTAAAACTTGCTACAATATGCCCAGATGGGTTTTTGGCTATTTCATCCAATCTTACTAAACCATTTTTCGTCTGGATCATTTGATCGCCCGCCAAGCAGTTAAAGGAATATCGAGAACTTGTCTCCATCTGCGACCAGATCATCTCAGCTTTTTCTTTTCCTACGGTTTTAACTGCACCTTCCATGAATAGGGGTTTCATAGCAAGAGCTTTGGTTTTCTGTTTTTTAGAGAATACCCGACGTAGCTCTTCGGCATCGGTAGGTTGCATCTTACCGATCTCTTTAGCCACCAAAGATACGGATTCTTGATAAACAAGTACACCGTAAGTCTCAGGTACAAGCTCAACAAGTTCAGGTAGTTTTATAGTTCCTCTACCCTTTCTACGCTCAATATATTCTTCTGCCATCGTTAATCCGGTGTCTGGGTCTACGAAGTCTAACGGACCTGGTCTAACTAGAGCTAAAATAGTAGCTAAATCAACTATCGATCTAGGCTTAATTTTCATTACGAACGGAATCATAGATTGGGTGTTAATCTGAAATATGGTCTCTGTGTCGCCGTTCCATATTGACCTAAAAACCTCTTCCTCTTCAGGCAAGTCCCAAATATAGAGTTCTTTTCCGTTATGCATAAAATGGCCAGTTTTGAGGTTGCTTTTATTCTTTTTATTAATCCTATTTATACACCCCTCAATATCTTTTAACTGATTTACAACAAGAAAGTCATATTTGATGAGTTTGCATTTTTCAACACTCTTAGCTTCATATTGCGTAACGTTACCCATAAACACAGGGACAACTTCGCTGATAGGTACATCAGATATGACAAAAGCCGAAGCGTGCTTTGAATTTTGACGGCTAATACCCAAACATCTTTGTACAAGCTCCCATTCTTTAGGTCTTTCGGTTGCGTACTTTTGAAGATCTGGGCTTACCTCGATAAGACCTGCCATATGGTTCCCATCAGAATCCTCAAAACCAAACACGAAATCCTTATCTGATACTCCCTGTGGAGGTGGCGGAAGGGCTTTTGAGAGTTTTTCAATTTCTGGATCTACAGTTCCATCGTTCAAATACCTATTCACATCACGAATAGCACTTTTAAGTCTTAACTGAATTCTTGTAGATATCTGGGCTGCCTTGTCTCCCCATCGACCAAAAAGATAGCCTGAACGACCATCGGCTCCAACTAAAGGTTCGCGATCAACAAGGTCGACATCCACGTCTGGCATATCTCCGTTAAAGATACGGTTTAAAGAAAGAAAACGCTCAAAGCTAAGTTTGTACTTGATCGGGTCTATGTTGGTAATACCCATCAAATACATAAAAAGAGATCCGCCAGCAGAGCCACGAGCAGGCCCTATAAGCCTTCCAGATCGATTGTAAAAATCTAGAACATCACGAATAGGTAAAAAGTATGGAGTCAGATCAATCTTACCGTTCTTAGCTAGTACTGATACCTCATACTTTAATCGTCCGATATAAATCGGGTCGTTTTTAAGCCGTCCAGTATTTTTTATGATCTCCATACAGATCTGTAACGGATCTTTACCTTCTGGTACTTCAGGAAGTCGGTATTCAAATTTAAGATTAAAATCATCAAAACGCTTCGCCCACAAGTTATTTTCTTCTAAAATTTTAGATATCTCAGCATCGCTTAGGCCAATTTTTCTCATATTAGCCACCGCTTCTTCTGAGGTTTGCATATGGCGTTTGGTGTGTTCTTTTATGTCGTCCTGTGAAAGCCTAACATCTTGTACCGCCTTATCTTCGGGAGTAGCGTAAAAAGCATAGTCAGAATACAAAACCTTAACTCCATGTCGTTTTGCTAGCGCATACAAAAATTTATTTGCCTTTAACTGAACATCACCCTCGGGAAATTTCAAAAAACCATTGTGTGTTTTTGCTTTTAATATTTTAATTCCCGGCTCTGGGAAAGAGATGTTTGCATAATTTCGTTGATAGCTTTTTAGAAGATAGTGTTTATTAGGGTTTTCAACAAGCTCTTTTGCTTGGGCATACCTTGCTGCGTTGGTAGAAACGCGCGTATCGGCAAATACAACGTCCTTCTTCCCGTTTGCAAGCTCAAATTCTACTAGGTTAACCCATGTGTGGGTTACTTCGTTTCCAACCAAAACAACGTAATAATTCTCGCCAAACATACTCTTAAGCTTAAGAAGTATCTTTTCTCCCAATTCTGGAGTACCAGTTAGGATATGCTTAGAGACCATATCGTGTATATCGCTTGAGCAGGCTATAAGCCCAGCGTTTGCACATTCTTTAATGTCATCCCATCCCCAAACAGGATAAGGCTCTCCGTAGTGCATAACCGTGTCGTTGCGCTCTTTTGAAGAAAGCTTGGATAGGACTTTGAATTGATCTTGGTTTTGAGCATATAAGGTCAATTTGAAGTAAGCGGCTTTTTCAGCTTTTGTTTTTTTTACAACCTCGCAATTCTTATCTTTAAAGAAGATTTCAAGCCCTGCGATAAATTGGAGTTTAGGTGTTGGTTTTCCGTTTTTGTCAGGCTTGCCATCGTATTTTTTACTGTACTCATAAGCTCTGAACAAGCTTGTCATGTAAGCAGGGTCTGTATAGGCAAAATGAGTGCGTCCAAGCTTTACAGCACGATCGATCATAGACTCTACCGTAGAGCCAGAAATAGGCGATTCGGGATGTGTGTGTGGACTAACTAAAAAATTCATCACTTCTCCAGTACTGAAAGAATATCAAAAGAAAGTCCTCCATATCCTTCTACGTTTCTTTTCAACATCTGGATCATTTTATCATAAACTTCGATCATCATCAAGACATCATCTTTAGCGGTATGCGCTTTTCTTTCTTGAATATTAAAATATCTAACCAAGCTTCCTAGATTTCCTACTGTTTCGGGAAGAATCCCGATATCTTTTAGGATGTTTGTTAGTACAGATGTGCACGCAATACCATAATGAACGCTAGATTCCCATTCTTTTTGGGTCAATAGCTGCCGTGTAAAATTTATATCAAAAGCTACGTTATGACCCAAGGGTCTTGGTTTTGATTTAGATATACCTTTAAATTCCTTAAGAAATGATTTTAGTTTAGCTGATGCCTCAACCCTAGAAATAGTCTCAGGATCAGTATTATGTTTTTCAAGATCGATGCCGTTGACCTTCATAGCATCCTCTTCGATAAGATCAAAAGGAGCTTCAGGTCTAATCTTAAGCTCAAGATCTCCTAATATGTTTAAATTCTTATCAAGAGCAGCAAAATATCCGGTTAATATCGGGTTTTTAGATGGGTCAATCCCTCCAGTTTCAAAATCAAACGCGATGTATTTTGTTTCACTCATCATCAACCCCTAGTAATTTTTTTAGATTTTCTATTGCTTCTTTATATATCCTATCAACTTCTTCTTTCTCCATCAAGAGAACTTTTGCGGCATGAGAAGATTCTACCCCTTCGTCGTGACGATGCATAAATTTTTCTAAAGAATTGCCGTATTTAGGACTGTATATGAAGTCTGGTTCGGTTAAAATTCTTTCTTTTAATTTTTCTTTATTATTCATAGAAACTCCGCAAGGAAACCTCCTGTCTTTAGACAGGGGAGGAGCCGTGTCCTCCAGCTTGAATAAGCCAGAAACTTACACTCAGACGGCTTGGCGTTCTGGCACAACCTTTGACCATCCGTCAGCCTATGCAGGCTGATCCGATCTTTAAGAAATCCTCCCACATAACAGACTCCCCACTTGGGATGCTTGACCAGACTGCCGCGCTTGAGCCTCAAGCTCAGGGTGCCGCCATAGAGCCTGCGCACCCCACCCTTGTCTGGTTTTAGGCGATGAAGCTGACGACGATGAAAACGAAGCGGCGTCACGCAAATAAGACGGGTATTGTCTGGTTGGGTGCGCCCGCCCACCTCCGCATACGCCAACACCCAGGAATCCACACAATGGGCTTCGAAGACTTCCGCAGTTTTCTTGCCGATTTTCTTTAAGCCCAAAGCATCTCGAAGCTGTTTGGTCTCCCAGCCGCTTTTGGTTATTACAGGAGCGAGCTTGTCCAGTTCCTGATAAAACCATTGTTTCCCAACTTCAAGCGGGGAAAAGTGCACATCCCACTTTCTCTTACCCTTCGTCTTGGCTTTGATGTTCTCAACGACGAAGAGGGAAATGGGATATAGTTTGGTGAGAAACCGACTCAGTCTGAGCTTCCATTGCCAGCGGGCTTTGGTGGAGGGCTGAATTCCTCCTCTTGCTCGGTTGAAGCGCGGCTGACGGCATGGAGTTTTACGGAAGCGGCGGCTCCTGCGCATCTGGCGGCGCTGTTCAACGTGGTCCTTGACCCAAGTGGCCGCATCGGCTTGGATGTTTAGATAGGTGTGGGTTGCCGATTTGACTGTAATACCTTCTTTCTTGGAGCCTGAGTCAATGCCCGTAACTACTTTCTGGACTTCTCGGTCAGAGGGTTCAACATTCAGTCGCACGCAGAATATTCCCCGTTTCCAAAATGGTGTCGCTTTCCCGCTCTTAATCCATCGCCTCGCCCGAGAGGGTGTCGTAGGCATCAGCGGCCTATTGTTTCGATCAACGACAGATACGAACATGCGATAAGCCTCCGTTTGGAGTATGTACATCCCTTCGGGACTGACCAACGCATAGGATGCAGACTTGGGAAGCATCCGCATCGTGCCTTGGGCTGCCACGCCCAGTTGGTTCAGTTGCCTTCAAACGCCCCACGGACACTGTTACCAGGCCGCGTTGCTCGGTTACCCTAGTCTTTCTCGCTGCTCCCAGTCGATTTTCCGATCGTTTTTCGAACTTCTCGGACAGGTCGATCCTTCTGGGCAGATTCAGCGCCTTGTAGTTTCTGGCTGGCAAAGTCGTACTCCTTTCAACAAGCCCCCGACTTAAGTCGAAGGTACTTGACTGTTTTTCCTCTTAAATTCTAAAATTTTCGGTTCAGAATTTTTTTTGAGATTTTCAAGAGTATCGGTCATTTCTTTTAATTTTTTATTTAATTTTTTTATCGCAGAATCTATAGATATAAGATCTTCTTCCAGAGATTCCAGTTGTTTTTTAGCAAGGTTTTTAGATTTAACTACTTTTTGATATTCCCCAGCAATAGGAATAACATTTCTTTTCGTTAAGTATTTTAAGTTCTGTTCTGATACTTTTATAAAATGTATCAGGTCAGATTTTTTTAAATATAATCTTACTCTAAACTTAGACGTTTCCTCTAAGTCTTTGCGAATTTTTTCTATGGCTTTTTCGATCTCGGTAATATTGTTTTTCACAAAACACCTACAATCTCCATTTCCCCTCAATTACGTTGATAAGCTGTCTAGTGCCGTCAGAATATACGATGGCTTGGCTATTGTCCCAAGAACTAGCACCCCTGTTGTAGGATAATTTTCTATGCGTCGAAGTTCCGACAGACCAAGCCTCATGCCACATCTCACCATAGTGACAATGACCATAGATAACCTTACCATAGGCTTTGTACATACCTTTTGAGCCGGGGTTCTTTTTACCGTTAGCTCCAAGATCTCCATGGGCTCCAAGCTCGATACCCGCAACCCGAAAATCCTGATCTCGCTCAAGCCATATAATATCTGAGCCAAACTTTACGCCCATCATTTCTAATGCCGCTTTAAGCGGATCTTTACCTTCCATCGCAAGCACTTGTAACTTTGTAGATATTACACGGTTAATGTCGTCAAATTTTCCCTCGGCAAGATAGCGATCTAAGAACTCGTCGTGGTTCGATTTTGCAAAAACAAGCTTTTGAGATGTTTTAAGTTTCTGTTTTTCTTTTATCACCTTAGCGTTTTCTTCGAGCTCTTTTTCAAGGCTTATTCGGTTTTCGCTTGCAAGTCTTGCTCGTAAAACTTTATTTTTTATCTCATGGTGGTTAATTGAGACGCCACTAAAAAAATCGTGGAATACCCTATATTTTGGTTTACCAAGCGCGCACATCTCATCTACCGCCTTGTCCACTAAAGGATCTGTTTCGGTTACATGATAATCCCCCTGAATAATAGCTTCACACCCTATAAAGCTTTTCTTTCCATCTGGGGAATATTTATAAAATAAATCGTTGAAAGACCCGTCTTTGCACATTTGAATAGGTCTAAAATGATAATAGACATCATCTACGATTTCGATAACTATCGCGCCCATTTTATGGTGAGCCTCAGCTAATCGGTCTCGACGCTTCGGAATCTTATCTGAAGGAATATATCTAGGTCTAGTAATTGCCCCTGTTGATTGTATGATACGGGCAAGCTTGGTATTAGAGTTTGCAACAGGAACCCTTCTCTGTTTAGGGCTACCTATGATAACAGTACCGTCAGTTTGTCCTAAGGCGTCTAAACCAACAACGGGGTCTACTTGCTTTGGATCTATTTTAATAGGGTCTATATAGATGTTAGAGTTAAGTTTTAGCGGTTTAAAAACGATATTGATATCTGAATCCATTATAAGCTCAGGGTCTATGTCGTATAGAGCATAGTTTGCAGGTATCAAAAGAAACATAGCCTTATTTATAGAACAGTAATTCTTTAAAGAATCTAAAAAATTCTTGTGAACTGGAGCCCCAGCTACAGCGGTAGTCACTATAAATCTTTTATATTTCTTAGCTTGTTCTTTTAGATCATCAAAGACTTGAGTAGAAAAGACTTCTGGAGAGATAACGTTTTCAAAACTTTTGGGACTAAGGTTTTTAGCATACTCTTTTAGAGATTCCATATCTCCAAAATGATCTCTGATCATATCCCTAGATATGTTAGCCTTTTTTATAAGATCAGATCTTGAGGGATATGATTTTAGTTTCTTAGCAAGCTTAGCATAAGCTAAAGCTATTTGGTCTTTTCGACTCGCTGTCTTTGACAACATACTACACCTGTGCTTGTTCCTGCGCTTGCTCTACTTTTTTATCCTCTAATGAGTTTGATTCAGAAGCTTGGCTGTCTTTTTCTATCTCAGCGTCTTTTGTTACGATATTATAAATTTCTTCGATTTCAATTACGGCAGGATTTTCCTCTACAAATTTAACAGATTCTCCTGCTTTTTTACCTAAAATCTTTTGAAGAGATTCTTCGTTCAAGATATTGACCACAAATTGTAATCTAGGATTAATTACAGCTCCTGTTTCAGAGTTCATTTCTCGAACTACGACAAAAGATTTTTTAGTTACTTCTTCAGCCTTTTCTAGTGAGTTATTTTTAAGTAAATCTTCTACTTTCTTTTTCATTTCTTCGATACGTTTTTGTTCAACTACTTTATCTATCGAAGAATCGTTAACTAGCTGACCCATCGATAAAAGTGTAACCATCGCGTTAACCTTCTCATTAAGAAGAGTTATCGCCTCTCGCATCGCAGCAAATTGCTGAGCTTGGTTATAGATTATCTGATCCAAAGCGGATACAGCGTCTTCTAAACGAAGAAGCCTTTGAGCTGCTGTCATTTGTTGTTTATTGTTTTCTTTAGACATTTTATTCTCCTTTTCTTGTTAAAGTTATCTTATCATATTCTTGAATCGTTTGAATCGTCATATTGACCGCCAACATCTTCAATTAACCCTACAGAACCTTTGTTCATCTTTGCAAGAATTGCATTGATCAAGTTTCCTCCGCTTTGAGTCTGTATCCGATTCATATACATAGTTTGTATCTGCTGAGCATCTGGCATTGGCAATTTCTGAGTAGACGTTGCCTTTCTTCCTCGTTGTCTGTTTGACACAATTCTGTTATATTCAATAAGTTCCTCAGGAGTCATCTCAGATGGCGGTTTTTGAAGTCTTGGTTCGTCTTTTTGCAAATCTTGTTTTTGCTGAGCTTTAACTTGAGGTTTAGGCTGTGCTTTTTGTGGAGTTACTACTTTTACGTTTTTAGAATTTCCAACAACTGGTTTTATTTTTGATACTGTTGGCTGTTCGGTTTTAAATGGTTTTAAACTTGGAGCTTTGGATTGTTGCTCTACCTTACCTGTAACTTTTGCAAGAAATTCTTTAAGTAATTGAATTTCAATATCTGAAAAAGGAAGCTGAACCTCAACCTTTTTGGGGGCAAGTTTAGGATCTTGTTTTAGGCCAACTAAAATCTCAAGTCTTTCGCGAATAAAAGCCCTTAACTCCCTTTGAACGTTCGTAATAGCTCTAGGATCAGCGTCTACACCTTCAAAAAGGTTATGTTTAAGAAGCATTTTATACAAATTACCCTGCTCAAGACGAAGGCTTGCATCTTTTAATACTTGAAGGTCAGCTTCTAGATCCTCTTCTTGATCTTCTTCAGAATCATAAGACTCTTGATACTGCTCTTCTTGTTCGTTAGAATCTAGCTCTTTTTCTTCTTCCTCTTCTTCTTCTATATTTTGAAGAATTTGCTCAGCTTCTTCTTCCGACATAACGTCTTCTGATTCCCAGAAATTATCATCTGCCATAAAAACTCCTTAAAAGAACTCGTTTACAAAATACTATATCACATAGTCTTTTATTTATCCTTACTGATATACTCCCACGACTAAAGACATAGGCTTTCTTTTGGTTCCATCGTAATTTTATTTATTTTATCCTTTTCTTTTTTGCAGTTTTTTTCTTCTTTTTAAGAAGACGTTCTAGCTTACGAGCTTCTTTAGCCTTTCTTTCCTCTTCCTTTTGTTTAAGGTAGGCTTCATACGCAGCCTCAGCCTCTTCCAAATATGTAAAAAGTTTAAGATATTCCTTATTTTTGGCTATATAGTCGCGAATAAAATTTTCTTTATTAGTTTTTAGCCTATGGCAGCTTGGTTTTCCACCGTTTAGTTTGGTAGGTATTGAGCAAAGCACTTGAAGGTTTGATTTGTCGCAAAAAATACCCCTTACAATATCATCATACTTCAATTCATCTTCAGACATATTTAAAGGCACAACAGGCTTTATATGATCAACCTGCACATGTTTTTGAGGAAACAATCCACCGCAACAAGCACATCGGTACCTTACTTGTTTTTTTAAACCGGGTGTGCCGTCCTTTTTTAGTGCTGGAGGAAGCTCAACGCGTGCCGCTTGAAGAACTTCCTTCATTTGCGGCGAAAGCCTAAAAACTCGACGAATCGCACCTTTTATCCTAGCTCTTTCTTCTACCCATCGACCATTTTCGTCATAGGGTGATTTATCTTTTTTTGACATCTTATACAGAACCTGAAGTGTTTCCGCCTTTTTCACCGAGGAGCATAATCAAATATTTCGTTTTTTGCTCATTAATTTTAAGGTTTTCTCGATAGGGCGCACCTAGCTCTTTTACAAGCTCTTTTACTCTATTTAACTCTTCGTCTTTTTCGCGAGCTTCTTTAATCTCTTCACGATATTTGGCATATCGCAAAATCATCTTGTCAAGCTCTTCTACAGAAAGACCTTGCACCGTAGAAACCCAATCTTGATGTTGTTCTTCAACTATTTCACGAAAACTTTTTTTCTTAGCCATTTTTTATCTCCATTTTTTAAATACTGGAAGCTTTTTTAGCGCTTCCTTTTTGTTTAATAAACATATCACACTTTCCATGAGACAATAATGCCCAACTTCTGAAGGCGGCACTTCGCGCAAAACTTTTTTGTCGTCTTCTATTTTTATAGGGAAGGATTCTTCTGAATAGATTTTCTTTGCTAAGTTTAAAACGTATTGAAAATCATTATAAGAAATCATTACGTTACTTTTATTTAAGATCAAATGCTTATTAAATAAAAGCATAAGCAATTGTTTTCTGTCGTTGTCTGATAGGTTATCAACTTTTGATAAAAAGTCTAAAACATCCTGTTCGATTTCTTCTAATTGCGACATTATCGCCTCCGTTACTAAGATACGATATCACATATCGTACTTTCTTGTCCATCTCTAATTACACGAATAGTTTCATGTACCATTTCTTTTGTTTCGTTTGAATGGTCTACGATTACGATTCTTTTTCCTGTAATATGAGATTGTAAAATTTGCAAACATTCTTCACGGCAAATAGAGTCTAAGCCATCGAACGGCTCATCTAAGATAAAAATATCTAACCCCTTACCTGCTTGCTCCTCAATCATGTCGATAACAGCAAGGTCAACGGCAAGGTCAATAGAAGTTCTTTCTCCGCCGCTCATACTTTTTATAGGTATGTTAATTTCTCCGTCCATAGTAAGAATGGCCGTAACCTCATCTTTAATAGACCCTGATTTTGTTTCTTTGAAACCCTCAAAATATATTGAAGCGGTAGCCATATTTGGAATTCTAGAAAGAATTTGTGTGGCCTTTAAAGCGATGTTGTCAAGAGCGTCTTGGAAAAGGCTGTTCATATAACTTCTTATGACTTTTACAGCTTCTGTAGATATAGCTCTCATCTCAACAGCTTTTTTATTTTTCTCTGTAAGTTCAACAATTTGCTGTTCTTGGGTTTTAATTGCTTGTATCAAGGCTTGTTTATTTTTTGTAAAAAGTTCCATGTTTTTCTGAAAGCTTTCGTACTCAGAAGATTTTTGAAAATAAAGACGTCTATGCTCATCTCTATTATATGAAAGATTTGTAATAATTTCATTAAATCTTGCTCTGATAGCCAATTCCTGCTCTTTTATAAGCTCTAAAGATTTATAGTAAGCCTCGTTCAAAAGCTGCTGCTCTTTTTCTAGTTTTTCAGTTTCTATTTTGAGCTCCATCTCAGCAGCCTGAATGAGAGCCGATATTTTGCTTGTGGACATTTCAGATCTTGCAGCTTCAACTTCTTTCTTTTTTTCTTCGATTAAATTTAAGATACTCGGTATCTCTTTTTTTAAATCCTCAGCTTGTTGAATCTCGGCAGTTTTCTTTTTTGCCTCAACAATCAATACGTTAATTTCTTCATGCCCATTGTGCCATGACTGTTTACAGGTAGGGCAAACCCCATTTTTGATGGTTAGTATTTTAGACTTAATTTCTTCTAATTTAGAAGAAGCTAGCTTACTATTATCAACAACTCTCCTGTACTCAGAAACCTTAGATTCAAGCTCAGAAAGTTCTTTGTTTTTAAGGTTCCATTTATCCATCGCTATTTTTCGCTCAGCGTTTTCTTGAGCTTTAAGCTGTGTAATTCTTTCATATAAAGGTTTAAGCAAATCTTTTGAAACGCTAGGTGGAGGATTAGGTTTTTCTATGGAAGATAAGGCCTGTTCAAGCTTTAGGTTTTCGTCTTTAAGTAAATTTTCCGATCTTTCTAAATTGTTTTTAAGAACAGGAAGTATTGACGTATCCCAGTCAAGAGATGGTTCTTGCAACATGGACAGGCTGGTTTTAGAAGCTTCTAAAGCAGACCTTGCGGCCTCAAGAGCTGACTGGGTACTTTGAGCTTCCTGATCAAATTTTTTAGCGTCTTGATCTGCTGCTAACAGCCTCTGGCTCCATGTTTTAAGATCTAAAACTTCAGCCAAAAAGGCGTGACATTCTTTAGGCGTTAAACTTAAAAAGAAGCCGCCTTCTTTCTGTCTTTTATGAATCATTTTCCTTAATAATTCTCTAGGGATACCTAAAATCTCATCCAGCCTCTCCTCAGCAGCCTTATTGCTTCCGCTTACGATTTCAACCCCATCAAGAACGATGGAAAGACCTTCTGATTTTGATCTTTTTATGGTAAGGTTTTTGCCATCATAATCAAACTCTCCTTGTACGGACATGGGGGTTTTTGTCAATCTGGATTGAAGAACTGTGGCAGGCAAAGAATTAGTACCAAGGAGATATTCTAAGGAATTGAAAATCGTACTCTTTCCAGAACCTGAAGAACCGTTTGTGTTCTTGTTTAGGGCATCGATCTGAATAAGGTTGGATCTACCCTCAAAAGTAATTTCATGTAAGCCTACAAAACGACCCACGTTTGATATGATAAGTTTCTTTAATTTAAGCACATCTAGTCCCCTCTATTGGGCGGCTTAATTCGATCTTCTTGAAGCTCCATTATATTGGAATATACCTCAACAGCTCGAGGTTGGCCGTTATCTATAACTATTTTAGACGAAGATGTAGGGGCTGACAAGAGTCTTTTTGCTTCCGAACCACATTTTTTACAAGGAGCGGATTCGTTAATATCCTTTCCCGATTTGTATAAAATCGGGAAGGTTTCGTTACATTCTTTATTTGTGCATTGATATTTAATCAATGGCATTATTAATTTATCTCCATTATCATTCGACAAAAATTGTCGATCTCGGCTTCTTTAGTATCTTCAGAATTGATTTCTAAACATTTTTGTAAAAATAAAGCTACCGCCTCTTTTGAGCTCATTGTCTCTTCCTCAGAATTCTCGTTTTCACTTAGCAGCCAAGGTCTATTTTTAACTCCTGAAGATATCATCTCAATTCCTTTTTGGGTAAAGTTTTTTACATACTCAAAAGGGACAATATAAGCGTAGCTTAATCCCCTAGCATTTCCTGCAAAAACAAGTCCAGATAGTTCGCCGTCACTATTAAGAACAGCACTTCCAGAAGAACCGCCCATAATCGTGGCAGATACTACCTGAGATTCGTAGTCCCTAATAATAGGAGCCATATTAAAAAACCTACAAAAAGGTGCGATATCTGGATCTTTAAGATCTGATTCTTTACATTTTCTAGCACCTATGATTATTCGTATGATTTGTTTTCCTCCAAAATGTCCTTTTGTGATTATGTTGGGCATAAGAGCAGGGTGTCCTGTAATCGTGGCTTCTGAATAAATTTCGGGAGCTTTGCTAGCCAATTTGATACTATTTTTTAAATCAGCAGCAACTGTTAAGACGCAAAGATCATGCTCAACGTCTGTGATGTATCCTGTTACTACATGCTCTTCTCCGTTTACCAATCTAATTTTACCACCCTTTTTTAAAACACCTTCACAAACGTGTGTGTTAGAAAGTATAACAGATTCGCTTTCTGTATTTTTTACAATAACGCCAGAACCTCCGCCCGTTCCCTTCATATTTGTAACCATTACAGTGTAGCTAGAAGGATGGGAGCTTTTACCTAAATAATACATATAAACAGCCAAAATAATCGGAGCTATTCCTAATAGGATAGCCAAACTAGTCCCTATCGAAGGGGGAAGCTTACTAAACAATATCTCTTCGGCTTTTTTGTAAACTGATTGTACAGCTTTCTTTGTTTTGTTCAGGCGTTTTTTGAGAACAGGGTTCATTTTTACTCCTTATGTTATTTGTTTTATTTTTTCTCTTTTTCTTCTCTTAGCTTTGCTAACATCTCAAGAACTTCCCCAAGTTTTGAAGATTTGTTATCTGGCATAGAAGATAAGGGAGATACTTCTACTGTAGTATCATCAATTTTCTTTAAAATGCCGCCATTCGGTAAATTTAGACCCATCTGTGGAACTTTTATATTTCCAGAAGAATCTGGGTTTTTCATTTTTTGTAAAATTTCCATACATTTTAAATACATTTTAAAATTTTCAAAATCTGCATTTTCTATAATTTTGGGATCTTTACTGATCGCGTAACGATTAAAGATATTTCTATAATAACTTTCTAAAGACATCATCGTATCCACGATCAAATTAATACTACGATTTTCGGCTATATCCATCTTTTCTTTTAGGTGTTTAATCATGTTTTCGTAGTGCTCAAGCTTACTTTCATAGAATTTGTGTTTATAAGAAATATAAAGAACTATATTTTTTTTAATCCCTAGTTTTAGGGATATATCTTGGTAGCTTTGGCCGTCAAAATACATCTCGATCATGCGGTGTATCTTTTCAGGTGTGACGCTAAGTATTCCGGGAAGTCCATCCTCGATGAACTCCTCAAGAGATCTTATCTCTTTTTCTGACATATCTAATGGGTATTCACCCTTCTTCGCTATATTTGACATCTTTTAAATTATCCCCGTCGTTATCTACAACAGATACTTCAACTTCTGGCCATAAGATGGTGTGAACCGTCTTTATAAGAGCCTGAAGCCTTTTTTCGTGATGTTGATCAGGTTTATATTTTTCTTTAAAGGTTAAGGTAAACTTTACTTTAGAGCCAAGGCCAACAACTAAAGCTTCGGAATCTGTTACAAGATTATAAGAAACGGAAACCTCCGCAAGATCATCAAAAAATATAAAAGGGGCTGTTTGTAACGTTTTTACGTGTACCTCGCTAAGCCTTCCACTTAAAATTGCGCCTTTTTTTAAATCTTTAAGTATATTAGGATCTATCTCGCGCATAATTCCTCCAGATAAGATTTTACACCTTTTTTGTCGGTTATTCCAGAATAATTTTCTAGGTACTCAAAAATAGTTTTGGTCAACTTAGCCTGTTTTTTTCTTTCTGAACTATCGGTAGGCCTTGCTACAATTTTACATCTTCCTTTAAGTTTTTTGCTTGTTTGGCCTATCCATGTAGAAGGGCCTTCTAATTCTACGAAAGTTTTAGAGCCTAATTTTAAAGAAGAGATATCCGTATCGGGCGTAACCTTATAAGTTCTAATTGGCTCTAAAACTATAGAAGAATCTACAAAATCCCATTTATCGCCATCAAAAGTCCAAATACCCTTAGCTTCATTAGCATCAGATAGGCTGTCCCATTTAGGTGTACCCGGATAAAAAACCTTCCCTATTGTTTGGCGTTTGTGTATATGTCCTGAAATTATATGGGTAAAATTTAGACGGTTCTGGTCAACTCCATGCGGGGCATAAAATCCGTTTTCAAATTCAGAACCATCAAAAGTTTGATGGCAAAAAAGTTTTTTGGCTCCAAAATCGGCAAGCTTGTTAGCTTCTTCAACAAATTTTTCGTTATCTGAGAAATAAGGCATAAAACCAAATTCTTTATAATTTTGAGGTTTGTCAATTACCATTACGTTTTCAATGCCCATTTTAAGGGTATCAAGAGAAGACATTTGTCCCTCTCTTTGTTTGTCCCCAATCTGATCATGATTGCCAACCAAAAGAATAACCTTGTTAAAAAGGTTAGACATCCTCACGATAGTTTTTTGCCAAAAACTTACAACCTCAAGCCTGATAACCGCATGGGTGTGGAACAGATCGCCACCGACAACAAGGGTTTCGGCTTGAAATTTTTCTTGGGTTCTTTCTACCAAAGAAAACACCTTTTCAAGATCTGAAAGGTTGTTTGGTTGACCATGCGGATCGCCGATAAAAATTGTTCTCATTATCTAGTCTTCCTTTGGTTTTACAGCCGACACGTAACGGCTTTCAACAATTATAAACTCACCATCGATACCAGTAGCCTTACGGGTAAGCTTAGCCCATTGAGAAGTCATCAAAATGTCTTCGGCAACATAAGCAATAGAACCTTCTTTAAAGAGCTGGCCATCAATTTTAGTATTTGCCTTAAGCTTAAGGGGTACGAGGTTTAATTTTTGACCGGGTAAAGCAAGCCCTGCCCTAACTTCTGTTCTGATACCCTGTCCTTGCTGATAGGGTTCTAGGATAAATAGTCCGTTTAAAGTTATGATCATAACTTCACTCCTTTTAACCTTATTATTTTTTGTTGTAAAATAGGAAGCTTTTTTGTTGCGTCGATCAATTTTGATACCAAATCTTGTTTTATTAAGTTATCTTCAGGTGTGTCAGATCCATCTGAAATTCCTTCAAGATAAGAATAGATGGTTTCTCCGCTATCTGGCGAAAACGGGGCAGGAGCATCGATAGATAATACGCTTGCTGCGTTTAAAAGATTTGAAAGCTGATCAGCAGTGATCTTTTGTTTTGGTACTTTTACTCCTTTTTTTTCATCTTCAATATAGCTTTTGTTTATAGCTTCTGCCAACTCATTAAGATCTTGAATATCGTGTTTAAATCTTAGAGAATTGGCACGGTATAATATTGAGCTATCGGAAGGGTAGAAATGAAGTGTTGTTTCAGAGTAGCTATCTATCATATTTCCTGTCATGCGTCCAATACAAACACCGTTAAAAACCCTAGAATATTCCCCTACCCATTTATCAACACCAGAGACTAGCCCTAAAGAAGCAATGCCGATCATATCCATTAGGCTTAGATGGCTTCTTGGAACCTTTCTATAAAAAAGCTTTGCCCTGTTAATCGCTAACGGCAAGTTGTTTTCTATGAGTTTTCTTCTGGCATCTACAAATTTATGGTAGATCTTTTCAGATCTTTCTGGGAAAGGACCTTTCCAGTTTTCTCTTATAAATTTGATAAGATTGTAGTTTATGTGAAAAGTTTGAAGCTTTTTTATATCGCCATTTTTAATGGCAGGCGTAATCTGACTACTAAAAACTTTAGACTTTTCCCTGAAATAAGGTCTCGCGCTTAATATTTGCTTGTTTTTAACTGCGACCAAAAGTACAAATTGTTTGTAAATTTCACGGGACTGGGCAAATATAATAATACTTTTCCTGAAACTTTCTTCAAGTTTCATAACAAGCTCAACCTGAGTCTTTTGATCTGACCCGTCCTTATTAAAATTAAGGACAGCAGTGACTTCTTTAGCTAAAAGCCTAAGACTATTGTCGTATTCTTGATTACTCAAAATACTCTTCCTCTTCATTTTTCCCCTTAATTAGGTCTTGCCCTCCTATCCATTCTATCATGGTTCCAGAGGATTTATAAAAACCGACCCTAATTTTAAGATGTCTAACCATAGACTCTATACCTTTTATGTTAAAATCATAAATTATGGCTTTCTTTTTAGGTGGATGGAACTCCGCAAACTTACTAAGCTCAAGTTTTCTTACGCTCCTTCCAACGGCACCCTGTTTTGTTCTGATCTCGCTTGTTCCTCCCTGCCAATTCACGGTATGATGTGTAGGGTAGATATTGGTACCTGTGGATATACAGGAAGTTCCGATCAAAACCTTAACTTCTCCCTTGTTGAATTTTTCAACAGCCTTTATCGGATCGCTATTTTTAATCTCATCGTAAATCTTTCTTTGCTCATAGGTCATGGAGCTTATAAGTTTTTCAAGCAAATCAGGCTTTGTTTTCATAGACCTTTTAATCTTTGCCTTATCAAGACCCAAAACAACAGAAACTATACTTAACTTATCATCAGCACTTGTGGCTAACGCGTATGGGACTTTTAATAGGGGTGCCAATAAAAGTATTTGGGGTAGCTCATCTATCAAAACAAGAGTTGATTCGTTTCTAGTTTCGGCTACAGCATTGGCAAGCTTAGCCGTAAAAGCAGCGATGTTTGTATTGTTTAAAAAGTGTATTCGTTTCATTTCCAACGCATCTTGACTATAAAATGTTGGATTTGAACTCTCAACTGGTATGATTTTAAAGGAATGGTCGCAAATATACCCGCCCTTAATACCATCTTTGGTGCTTAAATTATAGACAGTTTTTCCTATGATAGCTTTTAAAAGCTTTTCGGTTCCGTCCCCTCTAGTTTGGGTTCCTGATAAAAAGAACCGATAAGGGATATCTTTTAATACTCCATGACAAACGCTTTCTAAGGTTTCAGCAGGTATAGTATGGGATTCATCTGCAAGCAAAACTTGTGCCGACGCGATCTCTTCGTATTCTTTAGTCCCCTCTTTTAATTTTGTTAAGGTGTCCGAAATACATATCATGAAATTTTTACCAAATTTTTTTCTACCATCACCAGCTACTCCGATGGAAGAGGTTCCCAAATAATGCTCAAATCTTTCTACCATTTCTTCAAAGATAGAGGCTGAGGGCACCATAACCACGGTTTTAAGACCAAGTTTTTGAGCGATCATCAATATGATAAGAGACTTTCCTGCTCCTGTACAAAGCTCTACGTTTCCGTGTCTTATTTCTATAAGCTTTTCAATAGAAGCGGATTGGTATTCGTATGGAACCATATCCATACGACGATACCATGGATACGGTCTAGGTCTTGGATAGTTTATATTATTTATAATTTCTAAATCAAATTCGTTTTGAAGGTAAGGAAGGTATCCCGGTCTAATACAAGCCTGATCATTTTCATAAAACATTACGGAATTTTCAATCTTTGATCTTAACATCTCCCCATGAGCTTTCCATCCTTCTGGGTCATAAGAAGGCCAGCGTCTATTTTTTAGGTGTCTTTTATATTGAAATTCTATGGACTTATTTCTGTATTTTGTAGAATTTTCAAACCTTTTGACTTCTTCGTCCGAAGCGGATGAAAAATCTAAAATAGCCTTAGAACCAGATACAACTATTGCTTTTATCACTTGCCCTCCAAGTTTATGATATCATATTCACAAGAAGCTTGGAGGTTTTAAAGTGTCTATAAGAAAAACCAAAACATCAGCTAAAATGTTTGTTTCAGACCAAGAACGTCTTCAAGAGATAGTTCTTAAAACCATGAACAGAATTAGCGATATAGTGGGAGCTACTTTTGGCCCTGGTGGGCGAAACATCCTTATCGAAAGCGATATCCCCGGCATCCCTAACACCAACACTAAAGATGGTGTAACAGTCTTCCAAGCATTAGGAGCTGCAAACCCATACGAACACCTTATCATCGAACAAGCTAGGGATTCGGCAAAAAGAACCGCAACAGAAGCGGGAGACGGAACAACCACCGCAACCATTCTTTCGGCAGCTCTTATTAATTATCTGTATGATTTTTGTAACAAAAACCCTAAATTTAGCCCACAAAAAGTCGCCAGAGACGTAGCTTCCGTAGTTCGGAAAAAACTTGTACCTTTAATCAGAGAAAGCGCTATTCCTATTACCCCAGAAAACAGAGAACTTTTAAGACTGGTTGCTAAGGTTTCGGCAAACGGTGATGAGGACATGGCCGATGCTGTTATGAAGGCTTTTGAAGAACTTGGATACGGAGAAAATGCCCATGTGACAATTAAACAGGTTACAGGTCCCTATGGGTATGAAGTTGGTCTAATTGAAGGTTTTCCTATCCCTATTGGATATGAAGAATCTATCGGAAAGTTTCATGCTGCTTTTATAAACGATCCTGCCAACCAAAGATGTCTTTTAGAGAACCCAAAATTTTTATTGTTTGATGGTCAATTAGGAGATTTGATTTCGATACAAAACATAACAGATCAGGTAGGGCAGAAATATAACGATGGAGATACGGATTATAAAAATCTTGTCATCTTCGCTCACGGATATAGCGACTCGGTAATCAATGCTCTTGCTTATAACTTTCAAGACCCTGTTACGATCAATGTAGTCCCTATGATTACTCCCAAAGCAGGTTTTATGAATGCTCAAACACATTTTATGCACGATTTAGCAGCTTTTACTGGAGCAAAAGTTTTTGGGTTAAAAGATAGTCTAGCCAAAGCTACTCTCGAAGATCTTGGTTCTGGGATGAAAACATTTGAAATTTATAGGTTTAGATCTACAATCGTCGGTGATCCAGATCCTGTAAATATCGAGGTAAGAGCTGACGAGCTTTCTCAGCAAAAAAAGTCCGCAGAAAGTAAGGAAGAGGCTCTTTGGCTTGAAGAGCGTTTAGGCAAACTAACTTCAGGCATTGCAAAGCTAACGATTTATGGTGGCTCTAACGGAGAGCTTAAAGAAGCTCATGATAGATGTGAAGATGCTGTTTGTGCTGTTAGAGCTGCGATTAGCAAAGGGGCACTGGCGGGCGGTTGTCGTATGCTTTTAAATCTTTTTGACTATGTAATTTCGTCTAAAGATTTACCAGCGCACGTCAAAAACGTTCTTGCTCCGTCTCTAATGGTTCCTATCACAAAGCTTTTAAATAATGCTGGAATTAACGAAGAGGAATCCAAAGAGATAATCGAAAAACTTTTAGCTGATAAAAATCTTGTGTATGATGTAGAAAATCAAAAATTTGGAACAGCAGAAGAACTTGGAGTTTTTGATTCGCTTCCTGCCGTAGAAGAAGCTTTAAAAAACGCAACATCTATAGCAACCGTGATGGGTACTCTTGGTGGACTTATAGCTTACCCTAGAGATGAGATATTTGAAAGACAAGAAGCGGCTGCTGATGCAGAGTTTAGAAGGATGGTAGAAAATCCTACAAGCTTTACAAATGAAGCCAACGAGAGAATTTGATGACGTTAGAAGAAAAAGAAGAGGAATTAAAAAAAAAGCATTTTTTAGATGTTTTAGAAAATGCTGAACAGCTTTCAAATTGGGTTTATACATACCTAGGCATACGTCTACCTTCAGATAATATCGATCCCGATTCAAACAGCAATCCCATAGACGCTATGTGGGAAATTTATGAGGCTGTAAAACTCAATAAAGGGGAAGATATACCCGGCTACATAATGCTTTCGGCTCGTGAAGGGTATAAAACTCTCTCCAGCTCTATTCTTGAAGTTTTGATCTTGACTCATTTCCAGCTTTCGATCGCTCACATGGCCGCTATCTCTTCTCAGAGCAACAAGGCGATTAGTTATATCCAATCTTTTCTGGTTAAACTGAAACCTTACTATGATTACCATGGATGGAAAAAGGTAGGAGATTCTAAAACTAAAATCCAGTTTCAAACACCACAAGGAAACTCTCCGTATATTACGGTGGTTATTTGTACGCTGCAAGGTGCGAACTGCATTTCTGGGGATTCTATTTTAGAGCTAGAAAACGGAAAAACAATAAGAGCCGCAGAGGTTTCTGAGGGTTTAAAAATAAAAACATGGGACTATAGAAATCAAAAAGACGTCTATGTTGTCTCTAAGGGTGTTTCTTTAGTAAAAAAACACGCAAGAAAACTTATCTTTTCAAATGGATCAGAAATCATACTGTCTGATGATCATCTTGTTTTTACCCAAAACGGCTGGGTATTTGCGGATTCTGTTAAACTTGGGGACAAATTTAAGTCAAGCGGTTTAGTATCTAAAAGTTTTGCAATTAAAAAAGATCATTATCAGGTTTTTGATAGCAAAAAACTGTCTTCTTATAGAGTTAAGAAGGGTCTAACTGTAGATTCTGGCGAGTGGTTTTGTTCCGATAGAGATAAAGAAGGTTTTTCCTATTCAAAAGAGCCTACCAGTAGATTAAAGAAAAATCTATTTAAGCAAGTAAGAAACTCCCTCGATATAGAAGTCACAAAAATCGAGCTATTAGGACTTCAAGAATTAGTCGATATACACATAGATAACGAAGATCCTGTTTTAAGGTCTTTTTACGCAAACGGCGTTTTTGTTCATAATTCCGAGCATGTTCCTATCATGTTCTTAGATGAGGTTGATGTCGTTCGTGATCCGCAGGCCTACGACGAAGCAAAGATGATTCCCGGCATGGAAAGAGGGTTTTATCCGATAACAGTAAAACTTTCGACTAGAAAGTTTGCTTTCGGTATGATGCAAAGAGAGCTTGAGCTTGCCAACACAACAGGCGAGATCATTAAAAGATGGAACATCTTAGACGTAGCCGAAAAATGCCCACCTGAGCGTCACCAGCCAAACGAAGATGGCAGTAAAGTTGAGCTCTATGTACACAAAAAACTACCTTTAAGATCTTCGTTTGAAAGCGATTATAAAGCCTTACCAGAGGCTCAAAAATCGGATTGGGAAAAGGTTAACGTTCATCCGGGGTGCGTTAAATGTCCCCTTGTAGCTGTTTGTAAGGGAAGACTTGCCGATAAGCCCGATAAAGCGAAATCTACAAAGTACAGTCTTTATAAACCGATAAAATCCGTTATCAACAGCTTCAAGAAGATTCCGCCAGATATGGCGGAAGCGCAGTTGATGTGCTGGAGACCTTCAACCAAAGGTCTAATTTACCCTAGGTTTGAGCCTACGCAACAAAATGGTAATTTGGTATCCATCTCTAAAGCGTGGGAGATAGTGACAGGAGACAAGAAGGACAATGTAAATATTACAGAGTTAGTCACGATGCTTCACGATACGAACTCAAGATTCTACGCAGGGGTAGACTGGGGATATGCCCATGAAAGTACGATCGTGGTTATGGTCGTAACATCTTCAGGATATTCTTTTATAATAGATACTTATGGCAGTCCGGGTCTTGAGACTCATGAGTTTGTAGAAGTTTGTGCCGATTACCAAGAAAAGTACGGGATCGAGCGTTGGTTTTGCGATAACGCGGCGCCTGCAAACATCAAAACCCTAAAAAAACGCCTTAAAATGGTAAACCCCCATATCGTAGTACCAGACTTTAAGAAAGATGTCTTAGCAGGAATAGAAGCTATTAGGAGCCAAATTTTAACCTCTTCAGGAGCTAGAAGGCTATTAGTCCTAGATACTCCTGAAAATCAAAAAATTATACAAGGATTTAAGGTACACCATTTTAAGTTAGACATGGCAGGCAACCCTACAACAACCCCAGATGACGAGGAATATGCCGATATCATGGATGCTTTAAGGTATATTGGGCAAAACGTATTTTTAAAGACCGCCCAAAAACCCCTTTCAGGGATGGATATAAACAAAAATTTAGGGGTTTATAAGGCAGCTCAGGCAGACCCCAAACTTGTTGAGGTAGCTCAGGGGGTTAATACCGAGCTTATGAAGCAAGAGGTCTCTAAAAGGATAGCTCAGCCTTCATCTCAAATTGATGATAATATAAAAAAGAACAGAAAGATATTTTGGAACACCGAATAGAGGCAATCTTTAATAAGTGTAGCCCTGTTTAAATTGTTTTAGGAGTTTTTAATGTCAAAAATAAACGTATTGGTTTATTTAAATGCCTACAAAGATTCAAATCCAACCAATAACCCCTCAATGAATTCGTTTAAATGGCAGCGAGAAATTCAGGGCGTTTCTGCTAATAAATCCCAAAGTATAGAGTTTACTTTAGCGCCGGGGGAATCTAGGGTAATGTTTGATGGTCAAAGATCGCTTTCCTCAGATGCTACGACTACGTATTCACTTACCCTAAAATCAGGCAGTACCTACACTTTAAAGCACACAGGCGGTACCGCTCCAGCTTTTAGAACATTACGAAACATCGGCTCTGATGCAACCTCTCAGATAACAGTTACTGTTTCAGGAAGCCTTATGACCCTTCAGGGTACGGGAGGTACTATCATATCTACGACCTCGGTTGTTGTAGGAGATGAGATCTCTATCGGAAATGTTTTTAACGCCGCAAACCGTGGCAGGTTTAAAATTTTGTCAAAAACAACCAACAGTGTTACCGTCGAAAACTCATCGGCTATTGCTGAAGCTTCTATCACTTTAGGTTCTAACTACCAAGATCAAATTAGAATTTATTCCGCGTCAGGAGTACAGAAAGGTGACAAAATTAAACTTGGTTCTGGATTTTTTTCAACTAACCAAAGCACGTATGAAGTTACAGGAGTACAAGATAACTTGATCGAATTTTTCTCTGCTAACGTGCTAGCTACCGAAACAGGACTTGTAAACCCTTCAGTTGTTATATATTCTTCTGCAAAAAAACTAGTTTACGTAGAAACAGATAAGCCTGTAAACGTTTCGATCAACGGCGTTACAGAATCTAAGATAGAGCCTTTTATAGAAGGTAACAATTCCCTTCCCGGGATACTTTTAAAACGCTCCACTATGTGGGAGATGACTTTGACAAATAACGGTACGGATATAGCAACCCTTTATTTTGCAAGTGTAGAGTAATCTATGTCAGAAGAAAAAGAAAAAACAAAAAAGAACATAATCTTTGGTGCGGGCGAAATAGACGCTGCTGTTTTAGAGGCTAATAATTTAGTAAAAAATGAAGGCGAGGGCGCTCTTACGTTTGCGATCAAAAATGCAATGGGATCTGCAAAAAAGAATAGAGCTCCACGTATCGGTTTTACTGAAGATCCGATAGGAACAGATCATTACGCTGGTGTCTATAAAGTTAAAAAGAAGCTTCTACCTGATTCGGTACTTAAACTTGTTCGTGTACAAAACCACTTGGTAGCATCGATACTAAGAGCGAGAGCAAACACTATGTCCATGTTTGGACATATTAAGAAAGATCGTTTTGATATAGGTATTGAAGTTTCTATAAAACCTGAATTCGAAGAGCATATCAGACCAGATCAGATGGTAAAGATTAGAGATCGCATTGAAAAATTTAAAAAAATTATCATCAATTGCGGTCATACTGATGGTTTACCAGAAGATGAAAAGATGACCCTTTCTGAGTTTTTATATCTTCAAACTTTAGACGGATTATCTTTAGGTCGTTTTGCTACCGAGATTGTCTACGAAGATAATGACAACGGAATTAGCTCAGATCTAAAAGATCGTGCTAAAAAATTCCACCGTTTTAGACCTGTAGATGCGGGCACCATATACAAAACGGTCAAAAAAGGCGAGGCTGCTCATGGTTTAAGAGAAACGGGAATCAAACTTCTTGAGCAGGTTACAGGAAAAAAAATCAACGGTGTCGCTTTTGAAAAAGATGAATATGCGTATGTTCAGGTCATAGAAGGTATGCCAAAACAGGCTTTCGCTCCTGACGAGTTGATAGTACATAATCTTTATCCTTCAAACGATATCGATCATAACGGCTATCCTACAACTCCTATCGATACGTGTATCAGCTCGATCACTACCCATATCTCGATCGATGCGTATAACAAGCTTTATTTTCAAAACGGAAGAGCTGCTAAGGGTATCTTAGTTATCAAATCCGAAGAGCTTGATCAGAACACTCTGAATCAGCTAAAACAAGATTTCATGGCGTCTATAAATAACGTAGGAAACTCTTTCAGGGTTCCAGTTTTCGGAGTCGGCAAAGAAGATGAGATTGGATGGACGCCGATGGTTTCAAGCGCAGGAGATGGGGAATTCCAATTTCTATATGACGCGGTCGCAAGAAATATCTTATCAACCTTTAGTATGTCTCCTGATGAACTGCCCGGCTATGGACATCTTTCAAGGGGGACGAACGCTCAGACATTATCTGAATGTTTCGATATAGACTCTCCTTTCTTGTCCAGTCTCGGATATAAGACCGCTAGACAAATTCTTGGAGAAAAAACAGAAGCACCTCTTATGGTGTGGACTGGTAAAAAATGGCAAGAAGGTAGGGTATTTAAAACTGGAACCAAACAATTGGCTCAAACAGTTACAACTAGCGGTTTAACCGTAAGAACGTCTCCAGACCACAGATTTTTAGCTTTAGGTGAAGACGGATCGCCTGCATGGGTTCACCAGTCAGATTTAAAAGAAGGCGATTACGTTCTAGTTAACGCTCAGCCTATAAAGGGGCACGAGGATTTCTTACCTTCTTTTAACGGCAAAAAGATCACTAAAGAACTTCTTGAAGTTTTAGGCTGGATGACAGGAGACGGTTCTCTTATTGCTCCTCGTTTTAGAGCGGGTGGAAAGATAGTCTTATTTTATCATCACGATAAAGAAGCAGACGTACAACAAAGACATTTAAATATACTGACTTCTTTTGGTGTTAACGCCAAAGAAGACAATAAGCCCGTTTCTCAAGAAGAGCAAGAAAAAATTAAGGGGCGCTATGGATTTAAAAATGTAGCAGAGTTAAGAAGGCGCATAACTATCTATGATACCGATTTTGTTAGATTTTTACTAGAAAATGGATTTGAAACCTCTTTAAATGGCAAATCTATCCCAGAATTCTTGCATCTAATACCTGCTGAATATAAGGCTGCCTTTTTAAGAGGACTATTCTCCGCCGATGGACATGCGACCACCACAGGACAGATTATTTTAACTATACAAGAAGATCATTTAAGAAATGAAGTTAGAGGGCTCTTATACGAATTGGGCATAAGATCTAATGGGTATAAAGGAGTCAAAAGGGATAATAGCAGATCAGATAACCTATCTGGAACTCAAGATTTTAGCCATAAAATCTCTGTAAGAGACACTGAAAAATATTGGGAAATGATCGGTTTTGTTCAAGAGCATAAAAACTCTAGGAGAAAAGAGAAAAAATGGCTATTGGATGAACTTCCTCATTCTACCGTAAATCTTTTATGCTCTACGATAAAAGAATCGGAAGGTTTCAAGCTATTAGACAAGGCAGAAAGAGATCGTTTGACCGCGGCCATTAAAGGCACTATAAACCTAAGTTTAAATACCATAAAAAAGTATGCGGCTAAGGCCGATGTTATCTTGCCTGAATGGATTAGCGAGTATAACGTAGAAAAGATAGAAAGCGCAATTATTCTTGACGAATCTTGCGAGATGGTCGACGTAGAGGTTTTTGATGATGAGCATGCGTTTATATTGAACGGGTTTGTAGTCCATAACTCTTCAAACGAGTTCAAGCTAACAGCCGCTCGAGACACAGGTCTAAGACCGCTTATTCTTCAGTTTCAGTCATTCTTAAACGAAAAACTTTTTCAGATTATAGACCCTGAGCTTGCTCAACTTTGTACGATCAAACTTTCTGGCTTAGATGCCCAGTCAAGAGATCAGGAGACAAATAGGCTTCAACAGGCGATGCCAATCCACATGGATTACGATCAGGTTTTAACTGACGTAGAAAAGAAACCTGTCGGGGAAAGAATGGCAGGCAAGGTGCCATTTAACGAGCATTGGCAAATAATAGCAGACAAATATATAGATGTGGCCGAGATCATGGCTGAGTTCATGAAAAGCCCAGCAGCTTTAGCTGATCCTCTCTTAAAATATAAAAGAGATCCGTTCTGGATTCAAAATATGCAGATTTTGATGCAGATTAACCCTGCTGCTGTTAAGGCTTACTATGCTACAAAACCTTATGCTATCGAAATCTTAAAGATGATGATAGAAGATTATCTAGAAGAAGATTCGGAAAGGAAATAATATGCAAGGCTATGACGGAATTGATTATAAAAAGAAATACATGGACTTAAGAGCACGCTTCGTAGAAGCTCTTGATATCGCTTTTCGTACGGGATACGAACAAGGATACAATGAAAGTCAGGTTCAGAGCATGGCTCAACAAGCTCAGATGCAGGCTCAACAAAACGCTATGATGCAAGGGCAAATGGGAGCAGCAGATTATGGTACGCAACAGCCATCTGAAGAAGAGATGTCCGCCCCTGAAGCCAGTGGTCAATCTGCTAATCCTGAAGCAGGCGGAGATGAGATGGACGCAGCTATCGCTGAGCTAGAGCAGTTAATAAACAAATCAGAGCCGTCAGTAGATGATATGAAAAAATCTTTAGAGGTTATAAAAAACAACCGAATGTTTCAAAAACTTCAAAAAGCCACCAAAGAAGCTGGTAAAAAAATGGGGCAACCTCCAAGACCTCTTTCACTTTCATATAAAGTGAATCTTCCTGAGGATGCGAAACAAGCGGTATCTATGCAATCTAAGATCGTTGACGATATCTTGAAAAAGTGGGAACAAGAAGCACAAAACTCAGCAAGGGACATAACTTCTATCTTAGGTACAGAAGCTATAACAAAGAAAGAGTAGGTCACCATGCGTGGCATCAGCTCTTCTTCTAAAAATAAGATTCACGAACTTATAGACGATCTTTTTGATAGGATGGCTTTACAACTTGTAGGTGAGGTTCCGTCTTTAAGAAATAAAAAATCCATAATATTTACTAGCAAACCAGATTTGACTTTGGCTCATATCTTCCTAAAAACTTTAGGATCTGAAAGGCCTCTACCGCAGGAACGAGAAGCTCTTAAAAACCTGCTATCAACAGCAGAAGAGTATATCTCTTCTTTAAGAGCAAAGACAAAGGCTCAGATGACTGAAAAGATCGATAGCTATGTTAAGGAACAACATCTAAAAAATCAAAGACCTTCTACGGTAGATATAAAAAACATAATAAATGAAAATCTAGAAAAAGCCAAGAGTCATTTTAAAACTATCGCAGAAGCCGAAAGCACCAAAGCTAGAAACATGGGTAAGGCTCTTCAGATTGGTAAGGTTGCAGCTTCCCAAGGAGTTAGTGATCCCAGTGTTTATTTTGTGGTAGTTAGAGACGGAAAAACTTGTAGCGAATGCGTTCGTTTGCATTTGATGCCCGATCTGGTTACACCAAGAGTTTGGAAGCTTAGTGAGATAGGATTTGGGTATCATAAAAAAGGGGAAAATAACCCTAAAATCGCGGGGTTACACCCTCATTGTTTTACAGGAGATATGCTTTTACATACAGAAAAAGGTTTAAAATCCTTTAAAGATCTGTATGAGTCCCAAGAAGACATAAGAGTTGTGGTAGACTCTAGAATTCAAAACAGAAAGTTTCCAGCAAATCAATTTGGAATCGAAATTCCTAATACCCCTAGAATTAATCGCCACGATAATAACGGAGCAAAAGTTTTGCCTGCCACAAAGGTTTATTATACAGGTATACGGGAATGTTACAAGATAATACTAACTTCAGGACATTCAATAGAAGTTTCTGAAGATCATGAAATGTGGGTCGATAATGATCGGGCTGGAATAAAAGTAAAGGCAAAAGATTTAAAGGTTGGCGATAAAATTCCAATCCTTCAAGCAAACCAAGGTTTTACAGGAGATAAGGATTTTCAAGAACTTGCAGAGCTTATGGGTAACCTGATGGGAGACGGAAGCCTGTTAAAAAACAGGGCTAGTTGGAATTTCTTTGGAAACGATATTGAGTACGGTCTAAAGCTTTTTGAACTAGCCAAAAAATACGGCGCAAAAGAAACTACAAAGTTAATAATTAAAGAGCCAAATTCTAAATATAGAGTTGTTAGTGCTAGGTTTTCTAACTATGAATTAGGAAGAATTTTTACAAAAGAATTTGGTCTTTCAAAGAAACCTAGAAGGGTGCCTAAAGCAATATTTGAAGCAAACAGGGCTACGGTTTCGGCTTTTTTAAGAGGGCTATTTGCGGCAGACGGACATTCAGAAAATACATCTATTGTTCTCGCTCAAAACGATCTTGATTTTTTAAGGCAGATACAAATATTACTTTCTATGCTAGGTTATACGTCTAGAATTTATGATCATAGCGAGGGCGGAGAGGGCAAAATAACTTATG